AGGGACGTGTTGAACTCCACGTAGCACTGGCCGTGAAGCCGGCCACCTTCGCCTTGCTCAAGTTGTCCACAGGCGTAACTAACCCGAGGGTCATTTTCCACCTGTTCCCACATCTCAAGAAGACGAGCCAAGGCTTCGTCTTCTGTCGCTTCGTCATCCAAACCCATGTGCTTCAACTGGACGGTTGCCATCCAGTGCCGGCGTTGGTGCTTGCAGTGGCCGGTGTCGCACGGGTTGTATCTCACTCCTTCTTCGCTCATACTTCGCTATCACCTATGGTGCGGCGGAGTGAGGGTTAACACTTGTAGTCACCGCACTCCATGAACTCCGTGAGCCGAATACTAACTGTGAACCGTTGGGGCGTAATAAGCGTCCAGCCGATCCACGGCTGGCTGGCCGCCACTCGCTTCGCTCGCCGCCCCAACTTTCGACGTTCCTGGTCAACTCGTCCCGAGTCGCTAGGAACGTCAGACGATTCCCGTCTGGCACAGAATCAGAATCACCATCAAGATGTTGGTGAGGCGTGGGTCTCCTTGCAGGAGTCCCGCCAGTGCCTCACTCTTCTTCGGTGGTTGCATCGGGCTGCGCCTCCGCAACTGACTTGAGAAAACCACGGGTTTTCTTCCGAAGAGAAGCAGCCTTCTTCGCCTTGGCGCTTTGGACACGCTTCGCTGGAGAGCGTCTGCGTTTGGTGTATGTTCTGCGCTTTCTCGCCATCAGAACCGACTCCATCCCTCAATCGTAATCTCCATCACGATATCGTAATCATCCGGGGACGCATCCCCGTTGGGAAGCGTATTTCCCCCTCGGAACTCGACAGCCAGCATGCCGCCGAGAACGTCGATGTGCCTGTCGTCTTGCGCCTGCCAGTCGAAGTCATGCACCTGCGGATTCTCAATCAGACTTGTCGTACCGAAAGTCGAATCTTCGTGCATCGCATTGTTGTAGCCAACAGCAAATCGCATCTTGTTCGCTTTGCCAACTCGGGTCTGCCACAGCGCTCGGAGCGGCTGTGTCCCGTCGACCGTGTCGCTGTAAATGTCAAACAGACTGCTCAAGTTCCAATCTGTCTTTCCAGTTGCAGCGGACCATCCGTTGACATCGAAGGCGTCCGTCTGATACCAGACTTGGTCGTCGTCGTCCCAACCATACCGAATTCCTCGGTATTGCTTGGCACCACTCAGGAAGATTGAGTCGCCGTCGATTTGGTCTTCTTCGGAGTTGTTCTCCAGAAGCCGCATCACTTGAATGGCGTCAATCTTGTGCTTGGTCGCACCGTGCCAGTAGACGTAGCCGTTGAACACGGCTCCCCTGTCATTGTCATCAGCGTCGTTGACGTTCTGAAGACCAATCTTCAACCCTGTCACCCGATAGACTGCGTCCATCGGCATCTGCTTTCCCAAGGTGAGGGAAAGCATGTGAGACAGGTCGATGAGGACGACATAGTATTGGGGAAATACTCCGTCTGCATCGGGCGACAAGTCGCTCCCGATGGGACTCGGGTCAATCCATCCCACGCCGTGGTATGCATCACTCGCAGATGACGCCGTTACTCGGCTTGTCACCTTATGTTGGACCTTCGACATGTCCAACTCATGTTCTCGGCTCTATTTGAACGAATCAATCTCGGGATTCCCGATCCCCGCTTCGCTCAGAGGGGAATCCTTCAGTGATTCGGCTCATCAGATTCGCCCGGAACAATCGAGCCACCCTTGCGGATGTCTTCTCTCATTGCCATCCACAGAGCATGAATGCTCCTGTGGAATGTGAAGTAGGCGTCAGGGTCGGCTGACGCTATCTCCGCTGGGCTGAGGCCCTCATGAACCAGCATCTGCAAGCAGCGCTGCTTAGGGCCCATCTGGTCGAGGCCGTGGGAGCGTTCCGGCTCCCACACGCCCAACACTGGCAGTTGGGCTACTCGATACGATTTGTCGTCTGATGCCTTGCGGCAGTAGGTCCGACAATTCGTCCGGGTGGTCCGCATGTGCGTCGCCCTGCTGGGCAACACTTTGCGAACCTGTGTATTCCTCAGGGACGTGTTGAACTCCACGTAGCACTGGCCGTGAAGCCGGCCACCTTCGCCTTGCTCAAGTTGTCCACAGGCGTAACTAACCCGAGGGTCATTTTCCACCTGTTCCCACATCTCAAGAAGACGAGCCAAGGCTTCGTCTTCT